ATTTTCTCGGCCAGCTCCTGTCGTATTGGCCCGAGATCGGCCGGCGGCGCAGAAATCTCGATCCGCTCAACCTCCTTCACGACGAGCTGCCCAAGCTCGGCAATGGGCACGAAGATTTGCTCGCGCGACCGAGGATCAACCGCGATGAAATTGTGCTTTGCCCTGTCGAACTTCGTCATGCTTCGACTGCTGCCCCCGCGTCGCAAGTCACCCAAGCTGATCCGTCCCAGTAGCAAAGCACGCCCGTGCCGTTGCCTTCGCTTTCGCCCGCTTTGCGGCCATCTCTGACGAAAACCATCTGCCCGAGAACGCCTTCCTCGGGAAGCGTTGCGACTGTGTAGGTCGGAGCGACGGCAGGCGATCCGCTCAATCCGATAAGCTCGAAATGATCCTCTGCCGCGTTGTAGACGACGAGCCCGAGTTGGTTCGTCTTGATGTCGCCCGCTACGAGATCATCGCCGCCGGGGCGTTTCAGGTCCTTTGCTGCAAGGGCATTGACCTTGAATTGACTCGGGCCAGTGTTGCCTGTGTGGAAGCGCACGAGGAACCATTGCCCTGCCGCATAGGCCGTGATCGCGCGGGTTGTCAGGATCGCGTAATCGCCGGCTGTTCCCGAAGTAGCGATAGAGCCGTTGGTGTCTATGAACCAGCGGGCCAGGATCGCCTCGAGCTCGCGGGCGCCGTTGTTGAGGGAGGGCACGAGCTGGCCCTCGGGGAAGCGGGCTGTATTGAGAGCTGCGTTGGGAGCGAGGTCGGAAATTTCTGCCATTGTCTATTCGCTGTGCTCCGATAGAGTGACGACGGATGAGTCACGGGGGGACGCTATGAAACGGATCACGCTCGTACTGTTTGTAATGCTCTCCGGCTGTGGCATTGCTCAGCAAGCGCAAATAAGCCAGCAAGCACACGACGCGTACTCAAGGAGAGAGGCCGCATTCTCGGCTTGTAAGGAACAGTTCCCAAAGAGAGGCGTAGCGCGAACCAAATGCATCAACGCAGCGGATCTCGAATATCACCTCGCAATGCAACGATCCGTCGCCCATCCAGGACTAGACATCGTGCAGCTCTCCCACGCTCGGCAACTTGCGCTCGCAGAAAAGCTGGAGAACAAGCAGATCAGCGAAACGGAATACGATATTGAGTCTTCAAGGATACTGGCCGAAGCGAACTCACAGCTCCAGGCCCGCGTGAACAACGCCATGATTGCGAGTGCCGCGCAACAGCAGGCCATTGCTGCACGTCAGCAAGCGAGTTTGCAGACATTGGCAGTCGGCGCCGCAATCATGACTGGTTCCGGCTCTGCGCCAGTCCATAGCACCACCAGTTGCCGCCCCCTTGGTGGAACGCTTCACTGCAACCATTACTGATCTGTCACAATGGGTTAACAATGCGATACTGGCTCTGTATGTTCGGTGTGCACTAGGTTCTGTATACTGAGGGACTATGAATTGGGCGGGCAGACCATGAAGAGATTGCTTTCGTTCACAGCGCTGTTCGCGCTGTGCAACCTTCCCATGATCGCGCTAAGTGCGGCCGGCTGGGAAACCATGCCGCTACTCGATGTACTTCGGATATTCTTCTCAGAACCGATCCTTTGGGTGCCTCTGGCGATCGGCAACGCGCTGTTCTTAGTCTTCCTCTGGTCTACTCTCCGTAGCTCAGCGGAACGCGCCCCTTCCCAGGGATGAACCGATAACGCCTGCCATTCTTGTCCACGCGCTCAATGATGCGCTCTGGTGCTGGCGGTGGCGGGGGCGGTGCAGGCCGCGGGGCTGGCGATGCCCCGCGCGACCCTATGAGAGCCCGCACGGCGCGTCCTGGAATGCGGACCACATCTGACCCGACAAGACCGCCGAGAAGACCCTCCGCGCCTCCTACAATCGCGCGCTCGGCCAGTTTCATGGGATCGTAAAGCTCTTCGGCCGCCGCCGCCCGCACAGGGTTCTCATTCGGCAGTGATGCCGCGTATTCAGCCATTTCCTGCCGGCGCGGGTGCGTCGGTGGAAGCTCGCGGGCATAAGCCTCATAAGCCCGCTTCAGCGGGTTGTCCGGCTCTGTGTAGAGCGCGTTATAGGCCAGCGGCACGTTGGCGGCTGATGCGCCGGCTATGGCTCCCAAGGCGCCCGGCAGGACATAATCCTTAGCGGCACGCCCACCGCCCGATGCAGCGCGCGACAGAAGCCCCGTTCCGGCGCCGACAGCGAACGGCGCAAAGCCTCCGGTTCGCTCCCATACCTTGCCGACTTCCGTGTCCGAAAACCGACGATCGCGGCCCATCTCGAAGTCGCGCGCCGCCTCGGCTCTCCGCACGGCGCGGTCGTATTCCTCCTGCTCTTTCGCCTTGCGCTCCATCTCTAGCTTGTATTCCGGTGAGTTGAGCCGCTGCAGCTCGGCAATGCGGCCATCGATGCCGGCGAGCGTTGCCTCTAGCTGGCGTACCTCAGAGACGGCTGCCTGCCAGTTAGGACCGCGGCCCGTGCGCTCCTCCCGTGCGACCTTCGCCTGGGCGTCCCTGAGACGGTTCTGGATGTCGGCCCGTTGCTCCCACAATTGCTGCATCGGATCGGCAGCAGCCGCGCCCTGAGCGAACAAACCTTGCGGCTCGTCTGCAGAGGCGGGTGACGAGAAGAGGCCTAGGTCGCGGCGCCCTGCCTCCAGATAGCCACCTCCGAGAGCAGCCAGTGCCGCCGCTGGACGACCGAGAGCAATTGCCGTCTGAACACCGGCATTGGTCACGTTGCTGAGCGTCGGATCATGCAGCGCCTCTCCGAGAGCCTCGCCCGCCCGCACCGGCTGCAGCGCCGCATCTGTGGCCATCTGAGCTGGAATAGGGCCGAAGTTGAGAACATTCTCGACGGTACTGCCGACCCGCTCCGCCACAACGGGGCCAAGGATCGGCGTGAGCATCTGCGTTACCGCAAGGCGCGCATTCTCGCCGGCCGTTGGCTGGCGGGCTCGAACCTCCCCGGCAAACAGCCCGCGAGGCATGGCCTCGGCCTCCTGCGGCAGCATGCCGAACAGCCCCATCATTCCGTTGGCCATTGTCTCGTCCTGTTGTATCGTGTCATTCAGTGCTCGTAGTGACTCTTGAGGGAATCCTATGTTTACTTATGAGAATATCTTGTTGCTCTGCATTGGCCTTACAGCGATATTCCTTATGACTCAGCGATGGTTCTGGATCGCAGCATTCGGACTAAGCGGTCTATACTGTGCTCTTTATTCTATAGCGAGCGTCATTCACTTTCAGATATTGCTCGCTATTCTTTCACTATTCGCGGCGCTTTTGCTGCTTGGCGTTGCCATCGTCATATTAGAAAAAGCATATTGAGCGCCGCTCATATTCTAACGCGCCCCCCTCTGACCCGCTTCCGCCTCAATCAATGGACCTGCCGTGCTCACCGCGAGCGCATTTGCACTGCGGTCCACGAGATCGGCAAAGCGCGCGAACCTGTCGGGGCCGCCGCGGCGCGCGAGCCTGCGGAGGATCTGATTCCGACGCTCAGGGTTGGTTTCGAGAAGAGACCGGGCGAGCTCCAGGGCCACACGTTGATTGTAGCCGAAGATGCGCTGTATCCCCACGCCGATGGCCTCTATCCCCATGTTGAAGAGCGACGGGCTCGAGCGGAAGCGGTTCCACATGCTCGCCAGCGTGTCGCCAGCAAACTGCAGGTCGTCCATCTGCCGCTGCGCCGTCATAGAGTTGCCGAGCACCGCATTGCGCGTCTGAACCATGCGGGCTTCGCGCTCGATGAGATTTCCGAAGCGCTCAGGCCGGTTGGCGAATACGGCACCCGGATCGCGCGACCTGGGGATGATCTCTGCCATGAGTTCTCTCACTCGCCGTTGCTGAAAGAGTTGCGTAACGTCCTGCCCTGGACGTTTCGTGCCCAGCGCATTGCGCAAGCTCTCAAGGAAGCCTATGCGGAAGAGCTGCTGCTGCCCCGCCGACAGCTCACGGTACTGCTCAACGCTGACCTCTGAGTTCTCCCGCAAGGCCGCGCGGCCGAGCTCGATCGCTTCACGGTTCTCCGCAGCCGAGCCCCAGGCATCTCTCGCTTGCTGGTAAAGCGGGTTCTTGCCGCCCTCGTGCACGCGCTCGAGCAAGGCATTCTTGAACATCACCAGCTCGCGCGCGAGGTTGTTTTCCCCCGCCCTCTGCGCCTTCTCTATCATGTCGTCGAGCTGCCTTTTGGCGGCATCGAACCGGCGAATGTTGTTGACGGGCATGTTCCGCTCTTGGAACAGCCGCATCGCCCGCTCGAGCGTCCTGCGGAATCCGCCCTGGTACTGCTGCGCTGTCAGGGCCATGGCATCTAGGACCGGCTGGATATCGAACGGCTCGGATGCCTCATAAGCCTGTTTGTAAAGCTCGCGGCCTTCGCGCGCCTGATCGGCCATGATCTTGCGCTCGGTCGCGCGGGCCGTCTTGGCCGTGCGCAAGAGCAAGGCGCGCTCCGTCGCCTCAATGAGGCGCTCGGCTTGGCCTGGCACATCATCGGGACGCGGCGCGAAGAGATTGCCCGTGCCGCGCTGCCGCGCTTCGAGGGTCTCGCGCACGAACGTTCCGGCCTCCCCGCCCTGCCGGTAGACGGAGCCGAGCAGGCGCCGCATGGCGTCTGAGGTGTCGGCGATGGTCTCCGGCAAAGGCGCGAAGCTGTCACTCCCCATGCGCGCATCAACAGCCTGACCGCGCTGCAGATCGAGGCGCTTCATCGCCGGACTGCTGCCTTCCGCAGCGATGCGGCTTGCGAGAATGCGGTCTGCCGCGGCTTCTGGACCGTGGAGCAGGCGTGTAACCGTTGGCGCGATGTACTCCGATGCAGCGCCATAAAGGCGCGATGCCCCGGCTGCTCCGACCGGGAAAACTGCGCCGAGACTGCCACCGATGGTCGCCCCTGTCATAGCCGTGTCGGCGCGGTCTCCGATCGATCCCTCGCCGTGGCCGAAGCCCTCCACAGCGCCGACCGTCCCGCCCAGCACGGCGCCCTGACCGACACGCCCCGCCAGCGTCGGCGCGGCAGCAATGCGGCTCGCAATGGGGCCACCGGTGGCGATGCCTGTCGCGAGCTTGCCGACCGTCGAGGAAACCGGGTTCGCGGCCTCCGCAGCCCGCTCATGGGCGCGCTCATAGGCCAACGCCTCATCGTAGGGGCGGCCGAAGCCGGTTATGTTGTAAACGAGGCCCTGGATGCCCGCAGACGCCTCATCGAGGAACGGCCCGACAATCGGGATACCCTTGGCCAGCTGCGGCTGTGGAGTCAGGCCGGTGCCCTGATAGAGCTTCTGGACGCGGTGCTCGGCCCATAGGTCATGGGCGCGCTTTTTCTCCGTCTCGGGGAGCTTGGCGATAGCCGCGCGGATCTCGTCGTCGGGCTTTGAGAGGTCGAGGCCGTATTCAAGCTGTGCGACGACGGACGGCTCGCGCACAGCCCGCAACATGGGCTGTTGCGGCCTCTCGTCCGCCTCGAGCTTGGCGAGCAGGTCGGGATCAGTGACGGGTCTCATTGTTCGTACCACTGGCCCCCGATCTTCACGTAGGTCCGGCCATTGACGGTTTTCGTGGCCTCAACCCTGTCAGGGCCTGGCTGCTGCGGGGCAGCCATGCCAGCTTTCTTTGCCGCTCTCTGCATGCCGGCGCTGATGACGCTTGCGAGATCATCGAGGGCTTGGACGAATTCTTCCTCGCTCTGGGCAGTATCGAGACGCGCAAGAGCCCTTTGTGCCTTTTCGCCCTCGATCTCCGTGATATGACCGCCGCCACGCAGGCCGCTGTACGCTTCAAGGAACACCTGACCTTCAAGCTGACCCAGCAATGCCTGGAAGCCTCTGCCGCTCGGGGTGACGGTCGGCAAATAAGAGCTCCAGCCTGTCATGCGCTCACGTGCTGGATGATCCTTGATTTTCTGAATGGTGCTCAGGGCAAGTTGAGCCTTGGAAACAGCATCCTCGTATCCTGCCCTTGCGGCGCCTTCTGCCTTGCCAAGCTCTTGACCGCGTGCGCGGCGCGCGGCTTCTTCCTCAGTTGCTTTCGGGACCATCCCGATCTGTTGGCGCGTAATCGGATCGACGAGCACCCAATGTGTGCCGGCGTCCATGCGGATCGGCTCGCGCGAAATCCTCACGCCTTCGGGCATCCGGCTGCGGATGACCTCGCCCGTCTCCGTGGTCTGCAGGACCACCGGATTGCCCTGATCGTCCACGCCGTAGATAGGATTGAGACCAACCCGTGCCCCACGAGATGCCCCCAAATCATTGCGGTATTTCGCGAGCAGCGCATCGGCCAAAATCTTCGCCCCTTGATCAGGCCCAACGGCTTGCGCCAACCGCGAGAAAGCTGGATCAATGCCGGATATGCCGCCGGCCTCGAAGAGGCTTTGGAACCTCTGCCGCGCCGCTTCCTCTTCCTCCTGCTGGCGCCTCTGCTGCCGAAACCCCGCCCCGAGCTGCATGCCGCGAAGCGCCCCGCCGAAGCCTTCGCCTGACAGCAGGGCCGCGCCGCCAAGCCACAGAGGGCTTGTCATGGTGTCTTCGATAACGCCGAAAAGGCCGCGCTCAGCCATTCCAATCACCTTGCCTTAGAAAGTCGGGTATGGATTATTCGGGGCCCGCTCGACAACCGTCGTCCACGGGCCGATTACTGGCTGGCGCAAGTAATTTCCGATCAGTCCGCCGATCGTACTGCCGCCCCACGGCGCCCCGAGGATGGCCGCCCCCATCATGCCCGTGCCGAGGATGCTATCGAACAGACCGCCGCCGGATTGCTTCGTCGTACTCGTGCTTGTCCCGCCCAAGCCCCCGATGCCGGTCGTGACGGGCAGCGTCTCTAGGATCGGACGCAATCCTGCCATCCTCTGCTCTTCCCACGCTTGACGCGCCGCGTCGATGTTGCGCTGATCGTAGCTCTCGCCGATCTGGCCCGCCTGGATGGCCGCGAGAGCGTTTCCTGCGCTGATCGACGGCAGCATTCCTGCCGCCTGCAACCGCCGCGCCTGATCGGCCTCGTAGGCCTGGAACAGCGGCTGCGCCATGCCCTGCGCCAGGGCTTTGGCGAGGATGCCCTGGTGCGTGGTCGAGCCCGTCATGCCCGCGCGGGCGAACGCCGAGTTGATGGATGGCGCGATATTGGCGCGAACGGCCTCTATCAAGTCGTTGATCGCCGGGTTGAAGTAATCACCGCCGATGACGCCCGTGAGGTAATCCGCAGCCGTCCGGCCGCCCGAGGCGAGCGCCAGCTCATCGAGACCGGCGCGCGTCACGTCGCTCATCTGCGCAACGCGCGGCCCCTGGTAGGTCTGATACGCCTGCGGGCTGCTCAAGTACGCCCGCACGCCCGCGAGCTGCTGTTGCAGTGCGGGCTGGGCTGGCGCCCAGGGATTGGACACGGTTTTCGTTGTCTGCTTCTTGGAGCCGCCCATTTCAGAGCACCTTCCGTAGTGTGATCATGCAAAGCTCGTAACCGTGCGGCTTCAAACGCCGCCGCCATCCCTCACGGCCGCGCACGTGCACCTCCGCAGCGCCGTGCATCCGCGCCCATGCCTCGACCTCGGGCAAATGCCTCTCGATGCTGTAGCCGTCCTCGGCACCGCAGCCGACGATCACCGCTACCCGCTTGCCGCTCGGCCAGTCCTCGATCTCTCCAAGGCAGCATCCGATGATCCGGTCACCGTCCTTGATCTGCCAGACGGCGATCTGGCCAAGAAACGCGCGCTCTTTGAGCTCCTTCTCCGTCCACCAGCCGTCGCTGCGCTTCATGGCCCGCAAGATGTGGGGCCTGATGCTGGGCCAGATGGCCGGGACATCGGGAACCGGGGTCGGTGCGAGGCGCGTCACGTGAACGTTCCGCAGAACAGCCGGTAGGTGATGGTGAAAGGCGCTAGGCGGTCCTGCGGGCCTGCATGGTAGTCGTCCTTGAGGCAAGTGCTCTCGTGCAGCTCGACCGTGCTGCCGTTGAGCACGAAGCTCAGAATGGACAGAGTCGACACAAAATCCGACCAGCTCCCATTAAGCGACTGAAACGTCTTGTGGATAGTAACGAGAGAACCGCCGACGACGTACCAATATCCAGACGGCAAGTAGCTATAGTCGGTTGAATAGGTGATCCTCGCCAAGCCCAAAATTCCAGTACATGACGGATCGACTGAACCAAGAGGGATAGTATCGTATCGGCGCGTTGCTCCGGCCGAACCGCCGAATACAAGCCTTGATCGACTCACCTCGCCTTGGACCTTCGAGAGGATATGAAAAATCTCCTCCCGCGTATCGAGCACGACGGTGCCGTCGCTTCCTACAACCCGCGCGTATCCTGCCCCTGGCTCAATTTCTAGTGCAGCCTTTTGCCCGAAAGGATCAACATCCCCTCCGATCATGCACGCATAGTTGACAGGATTAACGGTAGGCGGGCTATTGTCCGTCCTAGTTAAGCCGTCCACAGTCGTGGACGTGAAATTGATAGGCGTTGATGGGAAGCCTGCGTCGTATCGGTAGGCTTGCCATGGCTTGCTTGTGTTATGTGGCGTGTCGATCTGCGAGAGCGTCCATGTACGGCCAGCGGATACCCTGAGCTCTGCCCCTTCTTTGCGCCTGAGATAATACTTCCTGCTGTCGAGACGACCGGCTACAAACAAGTCCGGCCGCATCTCGATGTCAGGCGATGGCGTCACGCCGCTGCCGTCTACGATGTTATCCGAGACCCACACCTGAACCTGAACCGTCCTTCCGCTCGGCAAGCTCGACGAATAATCAGGATAGCTGCGCGTCTCGTGAATAAGAATGCCTGTGTCCGACACAGCCAGATTGAAATTGATGGTGTCCCCATACTGTGGCAACCAGAATACCGGCGTTGATCCGTTAAGCGGAATCCACGTTCCTTGAACGTTTACTCTGCCAAAGACAAATGGGATGCCACTCTTGCCATGGTTCCCTAAGAAAATCGTTCGCCACAGGTTGTTATTTACAGCCGGAATGAAAATGGACGTATCAATCGTCGGCGTCTTGCTGGAGAATTGAATATAGTCGAAATCCGAGTGGGCATGCACCAGCGAGAGGTTCGCACGCGGGTTATCGAACGGCCCATCTGATGAGCCGCTGTAGAGCGCCCATTTGCCCGGGATGGCCTTGAAGATCGCCATCAGTTCTCCATCCTGAAGACTTTGTTGTCGAGGTCGAGGACGACCTTCCCGTCCGCCGACTGCAGCTTTCCGGCCGTTATGGTCCCGATGTTGGCCGAGATCGACGACAGCGTGCCGACGCTGAGATGCCGCGCCAAAATCGACCCATCGACCACCAGATTGCCGTTGATGCCGACGGTGGATACCCCGTTCACCAGCCCCACCACAAACGGCGTCATAAGCTGTCCGCTGTCGTCCGGGTGCGAAATCACGAACTTGTCGGCCACCACAACAAACGTTGAGCCAGAGATATCGCCAGAAAGCTGAACGAGGCCGATCACATGGCCATTGAGATCAACCGCGACACCCCAGCGGGCAGCAATCCCATCGACGGACTCTGCAAGCTCACTGATCGCCGCCGAATTACCCTGTGCCTGGCTCTCGACCGTCTCGATCTTCTGCGCAACGCTGTCCTCGCCGTTCACGACTGCCTGCTGGATCGTCTCGATCGTCGCCGCCGTGCCCGCGAGATACGCCGCAACTGTATTGATCTGTTGTGCCCTGACCTCATCCTCGCTCTGCCGCACGTGCTGCTCGAGCCGTGCGACGGCCTCGGTCAGGTAATGCTGGGCCAAAGACGCATGACGCGCCGCGGCCGCCTGCTGATAGAGGTCATAGGCTTCTTGCGCAATGCCGCCGGCCTCCGCGATCATCTGTGCGACCTCGGCGGCATAATTCTGCATGGCATCAAGCGCCTGCGTCTGGTCCTCGACCAGCGGGTCGATCGTCTCCTCGACGACCTTGGTCACAACCGCTTCCGTTTGGACGAAGCGGCGCGACAAGGACTGCACCAGCGCCTTAGCCCATGCGAGAAGGCTGCCAGGATCGCCTGCCCTGGGCCATGGCAGATGCTCACCGCTCGCCTGATGGTTCGCCATCCCAGTGTATCCCGTGCGCTTCTGACCACCTGGCGCCCGCCCGGATCGCCATCTCTGCCCGCAGGAACCGGCCTTCAGCCCTCAGCTCACAGCAGCCGTACTCGTTGACGCCATTTGAATCGGCAAAGCAGGGCTGCTCTCCCAACCGCTGCCGCGCATAGACCGTGATCTCGACATCGCCTGGCTCCGCATCCGTCACGGGCCAAATTTCCGAGAGATACGTCTGCTGTGCCGGATTGGGCTCGAATTCGCCCGTCTCCACCACGGCGCGCCGGCTGGGCCCCGTGAACACGCGCACCTTGCGGTCGGTATCGACCATCACCCACGACTTGCGGCTTTCGCGCCAGGCTGCGCTGTCTACCGACACGTCCGTAAGCTCGTCCACGTTGGCCGTGCCGAACAGCGCCTCGATGGCCTCCTGATCGTCCGCATTGACGCCATCACGCGGCATCTCGAACAGGGCCTGCACGTCGAGATCATCGTGCGTCCAGCGGTTGTCAGCCCAAGAATAGATGAGCTGCCGGTTGCAGACGACGCTCGATCCTGCGGGATAGGCCACCATCCAGCACTTGTTCACGGTGTCGATTGCCGAGATCACGCGCCCGCGGTAGGGATAGTTGAGCTCCCGCGAGAACGTGAGATCGACGCGATCCTGACCGATGGGTTCGATCTTGAGGCCGTCCCAGAAATAGAACCCGTCCTCCGCGCACACGAACGCGCCTGTCCCCCAGGGGCTGACAGAACCGGGCGAGCACGCCCCCCGCCCGCCCTCGACCTCATCGAAGATCCAGGGGATATCCCCACCCTGATAGGTCACGCGGACGATGCCGCGCTCTTGGAATATCGCGCCTTGCTCGCCGCCGACACCGGCAACGATGATGCCACGCTCCTGGCCTAGCTCCGCGGCACCGGCCTGCGTCGCGAAATCCGGCTCCCAATCCAAAGGATCGTTGAAAGCGGACCAGTTCACCGTACGGCCTGCACACGCGAACAGGTGGTTACGAATGCGGAACACGACCTCGGCAGTCGGCGCGCCCGGCACATCTGCAAACGTCCCTGTGCCCCCTAGCTCTATGTACTGCAGCGGCACGCCGCGGGCGGCCGCGAAGATGAAGTTGTTGTACTGTCCAAATGACCACTGCCAGTCGGGATCGGCCGCGTAGCCGCCCGGGCGCGACACATCCACCGGCTCTTTCTTGAGCAGGCGGTAGAGGCGGCCCGTATCGCCGAGGAATGACACGGGCAAGCCTGTAGCGTCATAGAAGCCTCTGGCACCGAGGCAGAAGTCATTGAGCGGCGTCGAGCTGTAGGCCACAGGCGACGGCAGCGGCGCATAGCGCTTGCCGATGGACAGAACGCCCTTGGCCACGCGCGCCACGCCGCTGGCCGCGCCCTTGTCTGGCTCGTAGTTTCCGAATGGAGCCGGGGCTTTGGAACGCATCAGATCCGCCAATTGGGAATGCGCATGGCGAGCTGATTTGCGCCTTGCCGCGCCCGCCGATCCGAATGAAGCAGACCAGAGGCTAATGCCGTGTAGTTGCCGAAGTGCTCCTGCATCTTTTCGTTGTGGCGCAGCCAGCGGTACGCTTCGATCAGAGCAGCGTGGAAGTAGAGCATCGGGTGCTTTTGCAGCACCGCGTTGGTGTCGGTGTCCTCGACGAGCGCCGTTGGCTCGGCGTAGTAGGTGAACGTCAGCTCACCGCTGATCTGCGGCGAGAACAGGAGTTTTCCCGCCTCGATCGTGTAGCGCACTGGATAGCCGGTCGGGAACCGATAGCGGTTCACGTGGAACACGTCGGGCGCTTCGTATCTGGGCGCCGTGCGCGGGTCTGCCTCCCACTTGAGCGATATGCCTTCGAGGTAATCCGCAGGCAGCGCGGCCTCGCCGTCCGTGACAGTGAGCGCGGTCGTGGTCTCCATCTCTCGCAGACGTAGGCGCTCGGAGGCCAGCGGAGGCCATGAGCCATGCCACATGCGCTGTTCAGCCCCTGCGATGAACCGCGGGAGAGCCGCGTCGAAGCGGGCGTGGGTGCGCCGCTCGCACTCGTCGCGAATGGCGTCCTTGAGATCGGAGAGGGTCGCAAACAGGGCCATCAGGGCGTCAGCCTCAGATTGCGGTTGTCGATGTCACGCGCCCACTTCTCCCACTGCTTCTGATCCTCACTCCAGCCTTCCTTGATGGCCTTGCTCATCACGGAGTCCGGCACAACGGCCAGAGGCTTGAGATCGGGGTGAACGAACAGCGGCTGCTCGCGCTGAATGCGGGCCTGCTCGAGCACGTGATCTTCGAGCCATTCCTCGCAGATCACGACCTCGTTCGTCGTAGGGTCCACCTTGGCGAGGATGCGCTTTCCGGGGCGCTCGTGGATCACGCGCCACTCGTAGGGGTTCACAATGGACATTCGGCTGCGTGTCCCTTGGCGATCAGTGCATCGGCCTCGTCAGCCGGCAGATATTCGCGCTGGCCTGCGATCAGCCGGCCGATCGACGTGTACACCTTGTAATGCGTGATCCTGACCCGTTTCAGCGGCACGCGTGCGGGCGTGTCCGGGGCGTCTTTGGCCGTTCCAGTGGTCTTCTTCGTCATGTGTTAGGCTCCTGGGAAGGGCGGCCTCTCAGAGCCGCCCCGTCATCTCGTTAGCTGGCGCTTGTCGTAAGATCGGCAATGACGCCATGCGCCTTCTCGTTGCACATCTCGAGCGTGTACTCTGAGAGGATCACGCGGGTCTCGGCGTCGCCGATCTTGGCGAGCGGGAACCGCACGAAACGGCGGAGATACGCGACCTTGACCATCTCAGGGTCGATCAGCAGCACTGAGCGCCCATTGGACCGCAGGTAGCGGTGCGGGATGAGTTGGATCGTCCCGAAATCGGACGCATACAGGTTGGTCGCCTGATGGATGGTCTTGGCGGCCACCGTGATCTGAGTGGACTCACGGCCCTGGAATGTTGACGACACGCGCTTGTTGTACGGACCCATGAGGGCGAACTTCACGTTCCCGCCCGTGGTGAAGATGTCCTGCAACGTATCGAGGAGCATGTCCTCGGTGAACGCACGCTGCGTGCCGTCCGTGGCCGTCGTGCCCGGCGTCGTGTTTGGATCATCAGGATCGGCACCGCCCTCGCCGCGGTTCGTGTTGGTCCTGATCCATGCCTCGAAGCCGCGCAGCTGCCGGACGCCAGTTTTGCCGCCCACCGTAGCGTTGCTGTTCATCGCCTGGTTCGACAGCAGAATGGCCTCCATGTCTTTCCGCAGCTCGATCGTGCGGTCAGCCATCTGCAGAGCCATTTCGCTGTCACGACCCGCCTTGTTGACGCTCTCCAAGGTGCCTGAGACGGTCGCGTTCTTTTCGCTGATCTGGCACAGGTTGCCTACGCGTACGTTGGGCGTCGCCGCCGCGCGGTCGGTTTGCTCACCCTCCTGGTGCGCGTTGTCGGTATCGAGCGCGCCCAGAGCGCGGGTCTGCCATTCATGATACGTCTGCTTTGCCGTGGTCGTGCCCACGCGGGACATGAACGGCGTATCTTCCACATCCACGCGGTGGATGGCATCGGTCAGATCCTCTCGAATACCGACCGCAGCGCTCGTGGTGTATGCGTTGGTTACGACAGCCATAGTTTATCGCTCCGCTTGAAGTTCTGCGAGATACGCGGCCGCGAGGGCATCACGGCTCGGTCTCTCGATCAGTTGCTGAACGGCGCGCGTTACATTCGATGGGCGGCCGATGGCCTTTGCCGGCCCTGGTCTCGCCGCCTTCGGAGCGGCCGGGGGAACGGGCTTGATGTTCTTCCGGGCCTCCTGCATCGCGTCGTATCGCTGAGCTTTCCAGAGCGTCACCATGTCCCGCGCCGTGGCCATGGAGAGCTGTTCGGGCGTATAACCGACCTTTATAGCGTAGTCCCAAACCGCCTTTCTCAGTGCCTTGCCCTTGTCATCGGGCGCAGACAGCTCAGGGGCGATCCGGTTCAGCTCTTCGGCTTCACGCTTATAGAACTCGGCAAGCTGCGCTCTTTGCAGCTTCTCGTGCTCTTCCCGAACCTTCTGTTGCTCAGCGGCGGCCACCTCCTGCAGGTGCTTCTGGTGCAGGTATGACGCCAATTGCTCCTCGTAGGCCACGGGGTCCGTATCTCGCATCTTGGGGTCGGGCGGTGCGAGCTTTGGGGTCGTGAACTGCGAGAGAATGTGGTCGTATGCCTGCAACTTCTGCTGCAGCTCGGCAACGCTGGACTCGTAGTACTTGCGTTGCTCGGCGACCTGCTGGGTTTTCCGCGTGTAATCGGCCTGCTGTTCCGTGATCCGCTTGTTGATCCATGTCTGGAGTGCGGGCGGCAGCTTGGCGAACTCGGCCTTGTCGGCCTCGCTCATCCCAGGCGGAGCGGCGATGGCCGGGCTGTCGGTGGGCTCTTCGGCTCCGTCACCCGGTTCTGCTTCTTCCTGGGTTTCAGCGCCTTCTTCAGGCGCATTCTCGTCGGCAGGCGCCGCCTCTTCTGGCGCGCTCTCCGCCGGTTGTTCCGTGTCCTGATGGCCTTGTGAGGCCGGTTCTGGCGTCTCTCCACGCTCAGCAGCCAATTCCTGCGCAAAAAGGCCCGCCAATTGCTCTTGGGCGGACAATTGCGGCTGTGCGGGTGCTTCTGACCCGGCTCCAACTTCGGCCTGAAACACTTTTACGGGGAAAATCCTCATGCCATCACCTTAGGTTTGCGCGTGGCGCGCTTGTGCTGCATCCGTGTCAGCTTCTCGACGATTGCCGCGGCTGACTTGCCGTCCGCAATCACCGCTTCCATGGCCCGCCTCAGATCACGCAGGGCGGCGACACGGTGATAGATCCGCTCCCGCGTAGATTGGTCGTCGATGTCTGTTTTCATCAGGGAGTCGAGGTAGTTGCGCTCGACGGCATCGAAGACGGCGTAAAGGCCTTCATCTCCCTCGCACCATTCGCGGAACCGCCGGCCACGCTCGGCGGACGCACGGAGCCTTTCATCGTTCATTGGTCGCCTTCCGCCATTTCCTGTCGTTGCGAGAACCCTCTGCCGCAGCATTGATCACAGTGCCAGG